CCATTATATTGTGCAATTAAGCATAATATATTACTTAAGGATAAATACCATGTGGACAACTCCAGCAGCTACAGAAATGCGTTTTGGCTTTGAAGTAACTATGTACGTAATGAACAAATAGTTTATACTATTTAACGGTGACAGCGTTCTTCAGAAAATCGTTATCGCCAATAATTCAGGGGACTTAAAACGTCCCCTTTTTATTAAAATGGAACATCACTTTCATCTGCACCTTCAACAGCAGGTCCACTTCTTACTTCTCCCTTAGTTTCTTTTAGCTGTACTGAACCACTAATAAACTTACCATTCTTACCTTCTCTAATCCAACCACTAATTCTAAATTCAATACCATCTACATTAGCAGTACCTGCGTAATCAGGTCGTTTAGGATTGTCCCCCTTATCATTCTTAAATAATGCAAACGTGTTTGTGTTATCGTACTCAGCCATATACTACTCCTTATTAAAAATTGGTTTCTTAGTCCAGCGTTTAGGTTCTATGTCATCTTCAACATATTTAATAAATTCTAGTGCTAATGGCGTATACCAGTCAAGCCATATTTTACTTCTGTTTACTACCTGTATCTTTGTTTCATTTGGTGTCCATATATAGAAATACGCATGAGGCATTTTACATACTTCCATTTGCATTTGCATCTGAAAGTAATAGCGTTCAGGTATCTCTTTATAAACTTCCTGAGTATATGGGCATTTTATCTCAATAACATTGCCATCATAATAACCATCAGGACTTGCACCAAACGGTAATTTGTCATGTAATACAAACTTATTACCAGGCTCTACAATATCATCAAACTCTTTTTCTAATGCAGATAATGCAATAGACTCATGAATATTACCGTATTCAGTCATTTCATTACCTTCAAAAGGAGGTTCACGTAAAGTCATTTGACGCCATAACTTTTGTCTTTCATATACAGCAGACCACGCATTACTAGCTGTAATAACGTTATGACGCCTATTATCTTTTAAATGACTCATGCAGACTTCTTAAGTTCGTTAGCATACTCACGTAGCTTTTCTTGAGCATTTGGTGTTAATTTAAAAAATGCTTGTTTAAGTTCACCACGTTTAGCAGCTTCTTCTAAGTTATTCTTAGCAATTTCTAACTGTTCTTCTGTAAGATTATCTTCAACTTCTATAGGTTTAGCAGAGTCAATTGCGTCATGCTCTACTATCTCAAAAGCATTAGTCCATAAATATCTGCGAAGGTAAGTTTGAACTGCACCTAAGTTTTGCACATCATGGCAACCTTTTAAAGCTGCTGAAGACATAGGACATTTAAACTCAATAAACTGTGTAGCATCATCCATGTCTGTAATAGTAAGAATTGCTATGTCTGTATAAAATGTTACTGTGCCACAGATACCCACCTCATTAGAAATTTCTTGAATAGTAGGTAAGAAATCACCTAACTCAAAATACTTATATCCTGCAAATTTATTATGACCAGACTTTTTAAGGTCTGCTGTTTGTAGCTTTAATCTTGCTTGCATTAATTTTTTATGAATGCTCATTTATTCTCTCCTGTTGTTTGGTTTCCATCTCGTGCAACTCCTGCATCACTTCCTGGTAAAATTGGTCGTCCATTTTGTTCTCTCTCCCATTTGTCGTTATCTAATTTAAGTTCGTCATTCAATCGTTTAAGAATATCTGCTATATGTTCTAAACCATTCGCCATATTATATACCCCCAAAACACAAAAAGAAATAGCCATAAGTATTTATTCATCATGCTTCTCCTGTTGGTCAAGTTTATATTGGGCTTCTTCTTCCAATCTGTCAAGTCTATCCATTTCATCTAAATATGCGTCTGGGTCTAAATGTCTTTCCATTATATAGCTCCTGCAAACTTGCCCATAGCCCAAAGGCAAAAGGCTACATAAACCCAGAATAGTACTGATAATGCTATCATTGTTGAAATTTTCATGTCTCTCTCCTAAAGTTGACAAACGAACTTTAAACTCATAAAAAACACCTGTCAAGTATTTTCTAGTAAATATCTATAAATAAAATAGTTTGCAATTAGAAATACATTGTGATAATGTTTTGCCCTATGGATAACTTACGTTACATTATATTAGATGAGTTTGACGGAAAACCGCTAAGAGCCTTTAGTAACAAGGCATCTGCTCTTTGGTTTCTTGAGAATAGGTCTGATTGTAAGCTCCATATTCTGCCTAAGCCGCCTAAAGCAAAAGTCGTGCCAATGTCAGAACTTTATGAAGAATGTTTATTTTAAGGAGAGTATTATGTTATCAGCAAGAGAAGCGTTATTAAAGATAGAAACTGTATTAGATGTATGTGAAGTGTATTTAGTTAATGGTGGAATAGAATTATCTTCAGAACAAGTTGATTATATTAAAAATCTTATTAATTCTGGATTGGAAAATAAAGATGTACAAAATTAAAAACTGGGAGAAGTTTAATCTCTATAATCCTAAGAATCCACGTTATCAAAAAAAGATGACGTGGTTCAAGTTTTATGGTACGGATTACATAAATAACATAGATATACATAAGCTATCTTTTGAACAAAAAGCTGTTTTAGTAGAGTTATGGTGTCTTGGTTCTGAAAGTGATGGTGTGTTACCAGACCTGTTTGAAATAGCTTTTAGACTTCATTATCCTATTGATTTTGTTGATAAAATAACAAAAGAACTATTTGCTAGAGGATTACTAGTCGAAAACTACGAGCCTGTTAGGATAGAGAAGAGAAGAGAAGAGAAGATAAGAGAAGATATATATGTCGTTAAAACGACCAACAGGTTTGAAGAATTTTGGGAAAGCTATCCTAATGTTCGTAAAGTCAATAAGAAAACTTGTATGGAAAGATGGGCTAATAAAAACATTGACGCTATAGCAGATGAAGTGATAGCTTATGTCAAGAAAATGAAAGATACTCAATCATGGAAAGATGGCTTCTCACCAGCTCCACTTACCTTGCTTAACCAGGAGAGATGGAATGATGGTGAAGCTCCACAAGAACGTAAAGTTTGGGAAGGTGGCATTTAGTGAATATAGGTGAAGTAATAGATAAACTAACAGTTAGCCAATCAACAGTTCAAGAATTTTATAATGAGGGGTATGGACATGCAGAGTTTAAAGTTAAGAGTACGGATATATTTGCTGATGACTTGGTCAAGTATTTTAGTGAGGAAGTTCATAGTGGCAAATCGCTTGGCTGGGTTAAGACGGAAGATAAGTTCAGGGTTAGGTCTTCGGAACTAACAATTCTTACTGGTGTATCAGGTCATGGTAAGTCAATGTGGTTATCACAAGTTGTATTATCTATGATGAAACAGAATACTAAATGTTTAATAGCGTCTTTAGAAATGAGACCTGTTCTTACATTAGCTCGTATGGTTACTCAAGCATTAGGTTCACCAGAGCCAACAGACGATTACATACGTAAGTTTTGTGATAGAGCTAAAGACAAGTTATATATTTACGACCAAACTGGAGTTACCACATCAAAAGATATGGTTGCTACCCTTTACTATGGTAAACATATTTTAGGTGTAGAAGTATTTGTAATAGATAGTTTGGTTAAATTAGATGATGTTTCTGAAGAGTCATTAGATGCACAACGACAAGTAACAAATACTTTAGCAGTCATTGCACGAGATTTAGAAATAAGTATTTTTTTAGTTGCACATAGTAGAAAATTAAAGTCAGAACAAGATATACCTGATGCTACAAACATTATGGGAAGTTCGCATATTAGAAATTTATGTGATAACATTATTTGTGTGTGGCGTAATCGTGAAAAAGAAAAGTTAATAGAAGTTGGTAAAACACCTGAAGCTGAGTTAAAGATTATTCCAGATGCAAAGGTTTTTGTTCAGAAGCAGCGTAATGCACAATGGGAAGGTTCGTTTAACTTTTGGTTTGACCAAAAAGGTTTAAAATATAAGGAGAGTCCGTAATGAAATTAACAGACACACAAAAGCTAGATAAACTTTTAGTTTTAATTGACTTGTTAAACATGGAAATTAAAGCTATGAGAAAACTAATTATTGACACACATAGGGAGAGAGCAAATGACACACTATCAGATTCGTAAGCAATGGAGAGTTAAACTTCATGCTAAGCGTTGTAAAGACAATGACCAGTCAGTAGAAAGATATCACTATGATGCAGCAGTTCTTAACAGAGCTATGGATAGATATAAAATTGAAGGTAGAAGGGCTACCTGGTAATGACTATAAATGAATTTATTAAACAATGTAAAAAGCTATTTGGTTCAGACATAGAATACAAAGCAACTTCTAAAGACGGACAAGTATTTAAAACGAAAGGATGGAGAGATGATAAAGTGGGCACTAACCAAAGACAACTTACCCCAGCTTATAGAAAAACTAAAAACTCTTGACTTTACTAAACGTTGGCGTGTAACAGTAACAGACGCTAAACTTAACCGTAGTCTTGAACAGAACGAAAGGTTATGGGAACTATATACAAGTTTAAGTAATCATTTGGGGATTGAGAAAGACCGTATCCATGAATTGTGTGGCTTTAAATTCTTACGATACCAAACTGAAATAGCAGGTATGCCTGTAGAACTTATAAAGTCAACAACTAAACTAACCACAAGTGAGATGACAGAATACCAGCAACAGATAGAAGTATGGGGTCAGACTATGGGTTGGGGTTGGGATTATTAGTGAACTATAGAAACCCTAAACTACTTAAACTAGCAGATGGAGCACCATGTATGATGTGTTCTATTCAAGACGGAACTGTAGTATCTGCACACTCTAATCAACTACGTGATGGTAAGGGAACAGGTATCAAGGGACATGACTATCGTATAGCGTTCCTATGTCACCAATGCCACCACATGATAGATAATGACAAGATGTTAGATAAATATGATAGAATAGCAGCATGGGAAGAAGCACATAGAAAAACTATAGGTTGGTTATTTACTAACGGACATTTGGAGGTAAAGTAATGGGTAAAGGTTCTGGAAGAAGACCATTGTTAATTTCTGAACAAGAAGCACAAGACAACTGGGA